AATTCGACCCTCGACCTGTCGCCAGTCTGACGGGTTTTCCGGAGCCTTCGGAGGGGCTTCGGACCAAGCATTCGGAGCACTTCGGATTGACCATGCAGACAATGACCAAGGCGGATTTCGCCCGTCATATCGGCGTGTCCGACGTGCGGGTCAGCCAGTACGTGCGCGACGGGATCATCACGGCCGATGCGCTCGCCGGTGAAGGGCGGTCGGCGCGGATCATTGTCGACAAGGCGATGGAGCAGGTTTCGGCGCGACGTCATGTCGGCCAGGCGCTCGGGAACGGGATAACGACCAGGCTGTCGTTTGATCGGCCGGCGACGACCGGTGACGGGCAACTGTCGCCCCGCGACCCTGACACTGCCGAGCTGATCCAGCTCGAGCGGTTGACGCAGGAGCGCCGGAAGAACCGGCTGGCGGAAATCGAGGAAGAGGAACGGCTCGGCCACCTTATCCCGGTGGCCGACTTCAACCGCGAGATCGGCAAGGTCAGCCAGGCGCTCGTGAACACGTACAACGGCGTGGCGCCCGATATCGCCAACGCCTTTGCGGCAAAGTTCGGCATCTCACAGCGCGACGCTCTGCACCTGGTGCGCCAGGTGATGTCGGAAAAGCGCGCGGTGGCAGCCGAGCAGCTGCGGCAGGCGGGCAGTGAGATGCCAGAGACGATCGAGGCGGTCATCTCGTGACCGAGCTCACGGTGCGGGTGGCAAATGCCGAGAGGTTGGCGACGCTGACCTTGGCTCAGGTCCTGCAGCCGCCGCCGCCGGTGGATTTCGTGCGGTGGGCGACCGAGAACATCGTGTTCTCCAAGCGCGAGGGCCCGTTCGAGGGACCCTACAACCGGAACCTGTTCGGCTACTTCGACGAGATCCTGAAGGCGCTGTCGCCTGATGATCCGTGCCGGGTGGTGACAATCAAGAAGTCGGCGCAGCTGGGCGGCACCGTGCTGGCCAACATCTTCTGCGGCGGGTCGATGGACATGGACCCGGGCGACTTCCTGTTCGTCCACCCGACCGAGGACAATGCGTCCCGCTGGTCGAAGATGAAGCTGAAGCCGTTCATCGGCTCGACCAAGTCGCTGAGCGCGATCTTCCCGCAGCGCTCGCGCGATGGCTCGGACTCGGTGCTCTACAAGGAACGCAGCGACGGGCGCGGAGCCATCCTGATTTCCGGCGCGAACTCCCCGGCATCGCTTAGCCAGGTCTCGATGTCCCGCCAGGTGCAGGACGATCTGGCCAAGTGGGAGATGAACACCGCCGGCGACCCTGAGACGCAGGCCGACAGCCGGTCACGGGCCTACGAGTTCGCCAAGATCCTGAAGGTCTCGACCCCGCTGGTCGAGCCCGGGTGCCGCATCTCGAAGAACTTCGAGCTGGGCAGCCAGGAGAAGCTCTACCTGCCGTGCCCACACTGCGAGCACATGCAGCCGCTCGAATGGGAGAGCATGCTTGCGGGGCTCGATGAAGAGCACCCGGAAGACGCGCACTTTACCTGCATCGACTGCGGGGCGCAGATCGACCATCACCACCTGCCGGCGATGCGGTCGCGCGGCGAGTGGCGGCCGGGCAACCCTGGCGCAATGCGGGTGCATCGCTCGTTCGAGATCTGGTCGGCCTACTCGCCGCTGCAGAGCTGGGAGCAGATCGCCCGGGAATGGATCAAGGCCAAGGGCGATCCGAAGTCCGAGCAGACGTTCCTGAACGATGCTGTCGGGCGGGCCTACAAGACAACCGGCGAGGCGCCGCCATGGGAAGCGCTGCGGGACCGAGGGGCGCAGTCGGATCGGCCGATCGGGCGCATTCCTGCCGGCCACCCGATCGTGACTTGTGGCGTCGACTGCCAGATCGACCGCGTCGAATATCAGATCGTGGCGCGCGGCCGCGACTTTCACCGGGCGATCGTGCAGCACGGTGTGCTTCCGGGGCATATCTCGACGCCTCAGGCGCAGGCCGCGCTCGATGCGCTGCTGCAACAGGGCTTCGTCAACGCATATGGTCGGCCCATCGGCATCGACGTACTGGCGATCGACGGCAACGCCTGGACCGAGGACGTCTGGGGCTGGGCGAAGAAGCATCCCGCTCACCGGGTGATCATGGTGCGCGGCGTGCCATCGGAATCGGCGCCGCTGCTGGTGCGGGTGAAGAAGGAAACCAATCGCGCGGGCAAAAAGCTGCCCTACAGCAAGCGGTTCTACAACTTCGCCACCTCCGTGCTGAAGATGGGCCTCTATCGCGACCTGGTGAAGTCGGACCCGCTGGAACGCGGCTATGTCGACCTGCCGCGTGGCCTCGACGACGAGTTCTACCGCCAGCTGACGGCCGAGAGCCGCAAGGCGACGAAAACGAAACAGGGCTTCGTGCGCTGGGAGTGGGTGAAAGACCCCAACCAGGCCAATGAAGGCCTCGACACCAACTTGCAGGCCGAGGCGGCCTGGGTGCGTATCGCTGGCCCAAGCCGCGAACTGCTCGACGCCATCTGGACCCGCTACATCGACGAGAGGGAGAAGCCGATGCCTGAGCTGCAGCTTGACCTCGAGGACGTGATCCATGCCCAGCCGGCCGCCGCCCCAGCTCTGGCTCCCGTTGCAGTTGTCCGCCAGTCCCGCGTTCGCAAGATGAGGCTTAACTGATGGCCGGGATCACATTGGCGCAGGCCGAAGCGAAGCTGACGCTGTGGCTGGCGGCTGAGGAGTCGCTGGCGGTGTCGCAGAGCTACGAGATCGAGGTCGAGGGAAACCGGCGGTCGCTGACCCGAGCTGACCTCGCCGAGGTCGGCAAGCGCATCACCTATTGGCAGGGCTGGGTCACCCGGCTCTCTGGCGCAGCGACCGGCGCCGGCCGCACTCGGACGATCGTCAACTGAGATGCTGAAGCCAGCCAAGAAGACCAGCCTGCGGGGCCGCCTGGCCCTCGGGATGAAGGGGCTTGCCCTGACGGTGCAGCACGGCGCCATGGCGCTCGGCGGCTTCTCGTCGGGGACCAGTGGCCACGACGCCGCCAAGCGCTCGACCCGCCGCACGCGAGGCTGGGGGCCGGGCCAAGGCAGTTCGGCGTCCGACGACCTGCCCGATATCGAGACCCTGCGCGGCCGCTCACGCGACCTCGATCGCAACAATGCCATCGCGCATGGCGCCGCCAACACCAAGGTCAACGGCGCGATCGGCGCCGGCCTGCAGCTGCGCTCGGTACTCGACTCGAAGGTGCTCGGCATCGACGAAAGCGCCGTGTCCGAGCTGCAGTACCAGATCGAGCGCGAGTGGGAGATTTTTGAGCGGGAAGCCGATTTCACCGGCCAGCTGCACCTGCGTGATTGGGAGCGGGTCGCGTTCCGGTCCGCGCGCATCAGCGGCGATGTCGGCGTTGCTCGCCGCTACCGGAAACGGCCCGGCGAGACCTATGGCACGCGCGTCGTGCTGATAGAGGCGGACCGCATCTGCAACCCGAACCGCCGAGCCGACACCGACCAGATACAGGCCGGCGTACAGCTCAGCACCGATGGTGAGGTGCAGGGCTACTACGTTACCGATCGTCACCCGGGCGATCTGCGATCTGCGGCGCTCAAGTGGGCATTCGTGCCTCGCCGCGGCGCCACCAGCGGCATGCTGCAGTTCGTGCTCGCAGCCGACATCACCCGGCCCGGCCAGGTGCGCGGCATCCCGCTGTTCGCGCCTGTCGAAGAAGACCTGAAGCAGCTCGGCGACTACTCGGCGGCCGAGATCAAAGCCGCCATCAACGACGCCTACCTCTTCGCCTTCGAGGAAACGGCGGCCGAAGGCGACGATGACGGCCTGCCGGCCATCACGACGCCTGCCGGGCAGCAGTCGGGCGCGTCGGACGAACTACAGCTGAGCGACCTGACCATCACCTCGCTGGCGCCCGGTCGCAAGGTGACCGTGAAGAAGCCGGAGCGGCCCAACTCGGCCTTCGATGGCTTCGTGATGGCGTTCTGCAAACAGATCGGCACGGCGCTCGACGTGCCCTACGAGCTGCTGATGAAGCACTTCTCGTCGTCGTTCTCGGCGTCGCGCGGCGCTCTCGAACTGGCCTACAAGGTCTCGATGGTCGAGCAGGCGTGGTTCGTGCGTTCGGTGCTCGATCCGGTACGCGAATGGCAGTTCACCGAGATGGTGGCGTCGGGCCGCTTCAATGCGCCGGGCTTCTTCGACGACCCAATCAAGCGCGCGGCTTGGCTGGGACGCGAGTGGGTGGGGCCGACCCGGGTTCAGATCAACCCGCAGGTTGAGGCCAACGCCGACAAGACTGACATCGAAATGGGCACCAAGACCCGCGAGCAGGTGATGACCGAACGCACCGGCGGCAGCTTCGACACGAAAAGCCGCCAGGTGTTGCACGAGCGAGAAGTGCTGGGCGTGCCGGCCACGCCCGGTCAGCCGGCGCCCAACGTGGTGCGCAACAATGACGGTACCGACCAGTCGCCGGATCAGGACGACGAAGACGACGACAACCAGGACGAGAAGAAATGACGCACCTCGCACACGTTGCCGACCGTCTGCTCAACACGCCACTGCTGCTGCTGCCGAGCAAGGCCGAGACGATCCTCGCCGTGCTGGCCGGCCGGATTGGTGTGAACGCACCTGAGGCCAGCCGCTTCGAGGGCGACCAGCCACCGGCACGGGACGCCGAGGGGAACGTCAAGCGCAACCGCTGGGGCGACCCGATGGGTGAGCCGTTCATGCTGTCGGGAAGCACGGCCATCGTTACCGTCACCGGGTCTTTGGTGAATCGCGGGGCGTGGGTTGGCGCGAACTCGGGCCTCACCTCCTACGAGGGCATCCAGTTCCAGCTGAAGCGCGCCGCTGCCAATGCGGACGTCAAGAGCATCCTGCTCGACCTGCACTCGCCTGGCGGCGAAGCGGTCGGAGCGTTCGAGACAGCCGCCTTGGTGCGGGAAATCGCAGCCAAGAAGCCGGTGACGGCACTGGTTGCCGGGATGGCCGCGTCAGCAGCCTACGCTATCGCATCAGGCGCTACCGAGATCGTCACTACAGAAACCGGCGTCTCTGGCTCGATCGGCGTGGTGCTGTTGCATGCCGACTACTCGCGAGCCCTCGCCAATGACGGGATCAAGCCAACATTGATCTTTGCCGGGTCGCACAAAGTCGACGGCAACCCGTTCGAGCCGCTCTCCGATGCCGTGCAGTCGGACCTGCAGGCGGAGGTCAATGCCTTCTACGAGGCGTTCCTCAGCGCAGTCGCCGCCGGGCGTGGATCCCGCATGACCGTCGACATGGCGCGCGCCACCGAGGCGCGCACCCTGATCGGGCCTGCCGCCGTCAAGGCCGGCCTTGCCGATCGCGTCGGCACCCTCGACCAGGTCCTTCAGGGCCTCAACTCCCGCGCCACAGGGCGCTCAACCAGCTCGACGAAAGGGAAATCCATGACCGAGCCAAATAGCGCGCCCGCCGCTGAATCTCCCGCGGGCATCACGCAGGCGCAGCTTGATGCTGCGGTCGCTAATGCTTCTGCCTCTTCAGAGGCCCGCTTTGCGGCGAGCCTGCAGGCGGATCGCACGCGAATGGCCGGGCTCGACGACATTGCCGCCAAGTGCGCCGGCAATGCTGCCGGGCTCAAGATCGTCTCGGACGCGAAGGCCTCGGGCACATCGGTAGAGGCCACGGCGCTCGCCCTGGTCAATGCCGGGGCGTTTGCTCAGGCGGCCGTGCTCGGGGCGATCCAGCAGGACAACGCCTCGGCGGCTGGCGCAGTGCCGGCTGCTGCGGGCGGCGCGGCCACCACGGCGCAGACGCCGGACGGCTGGAAGGCGGAGTTTGCCGGCAGCGCCGCGCTGCAGGGCGAGTTCACCTCCGCCGACGCCTATGTCGCTTACAAGAAGGCGGAGGCCCGCGGCGGCGTCCGCGTGCTGGGCGCGAAGAAGCCGGCGTAACGCCCACACCATCCCGACCAGTGACAGGGCCGCCCCATCGAAGGGCGGCCCTGCTGTTTCACCACTACCTCATCAGCCACCCGAAAGGGGCATGACATGACCACGCTCGCTGCCAACAAGATGCGCCCCTACGAGGGTGCGCCGGTACGCATCGAAGAGAATGCGCTCCCCGTGATCGCATCCGACATCATCTATGAGGGCGCCGCCGTTGGCGTCGTCGCCGCCTCCGGCCACGGCCGCCCCCTGGTCGGCGGTGACCTGTTCGCCGGTTTCGCCAACGCCAAGGCCGACAATTCCGCCGGCGCAGCCGCCGCGATCAACGTAGACCTGAAGACGGCTGGCTACGTGCAGATCCCGGTCACCGGTGCGGTCATCACCGACAGGGGGCAGGCGGTCTATGCGCAGGATGATGATGCCTTCAGCTTCAACCCTGCGGGCGGCTGCTTCATCGGTTTCGTGCACCGCTTCGTTTCTGCCGGCGTCGCCATCGTCCACTTCGACATCAGCGCCCTCGTCGATCCGTGGGCCAGCTACACCGTGCGCGAGCTGCTGAGCGGCACCAAGACCTTCGACGCTGAAGACACCGGCAAGCTGTTCTGTGTCGATGCTGACGGCGATAACGATGCGCTGACCCTGCCGGTAATCGCCACCGGTCTCGACGGGATCGCCATCCTCGCCATCGGCTCCTTCGGCACCACCGCGGTGACGATCTCGCCGGCCGCCGCGGACATGATCCTTGGACCGGATATCACCGGCGCCGACGACAAGGACCTGATCCTGACCAAGGCAACCCAGCGGCGCGGCGACTTTGTGATCCTCGGCCTCGGCGACGCCGACGGCTACACGGCCAACCGCCTGCGCGGCACCTGGGCGCGGCAGGCCTAACGCCTGACCGCTCATCTCGCGCCGCCGGTTGATACCGGCGGCATCCCCCACGCCCCGCCGACGACTTCGGGGACAGTTTCTCAGATCCATTCCCCAAGGAGGGGACAATGACCGACACCCAGCTGCTTTCGAGCCGCGCCATCATGGGCATGTATTTCGCCCGCCTCGAAATGGATCCCGGCATGGCCTGGATCGATGCGATCTCCAACCTGTTCGGCTCCGACCAGTCCGGCGAAACCTATGCGTTCCTCGGGCAGAGCCCGGCGATGCGCGAGTGGATTGGCGGCCGCCAGGCCAAGGGCTTCACCGGCAACGGCATCACCATCCTCAACAAGCACTACGAAGCGACGATCGAGATCCAGAAGAAGGATCTGCGCCGCGACAAGACCGGCCAGGTGCTGGCGCGCGTCGACGAGTTTGCCGACCGTGGGCAGACCCACTGGGCGAGCCTGCTGTCGGCGCTGCTGCTGAACGGCGCTTCGACGCTCTGCTATGACGGGCAGTATTTCTTCGACACCGACCACTCCGAGGGCAACTCGGGCACGCAGTCGAACGAGATCACCGTCGACATCTCGACGCTGCCGGCCGCCGTGCACGGTGTGATCACCGCCCCCAGCGTCGAGGAGGCCCAGCAGGTCCTGCTCGCCGGTATCGCCCAGATCCTGAGCTTCAAGGATGACCAGGGCGAGCCGATGAACGAGAACGCCCGCCGCTTTACCGCGGTCGTGCCCACCTCTCTGTTCCTCGTGTTCAGTGCCGCCGTTGCCGCCATCACCACGGCAGCACTGCAGCAGAACCTCAACGCCAACCTGATCAAGGGCATCACGATCGACATCGAGATGAATGCCCGGCTGACCTGGACGGACACGATCGCGATCTTCCGCACCGACAGCCCGATCAAGGCCTTCATCCGCCAGTCCGAGCAGGACATCGAGCTCAAGGCCAAGGCCGAGAACAGCGAGTTCGAGTTCGACAACGATGCCTGGCAGTTCGGCATCGATGGCTGGCGCGGCGTCGGCTACGGCTACTGGCAGCGCGCTGTCATGGTGACCATGCTCTAAGGCCAGCTGGCCCGAGATACACCGGTTCGCGCCCTCGGGCGCGGACCTGTCCCCACGAGGAACGCGACAAATGCACAAGTTCAAGGTTGAGGATCCTGCCGGGCATTCGGTCGGTTCCGGCGAAATCATCGGGCTCAGCGCCGAACAGCTGGCGAGCCGCGGCCACCGGGTCGAGGTGCTCGACGAGAAGCGCTCGGCCGTGACGCGCGTGCGCGTCATCGAGGCGCTGCAGTTCAAGGCTGGCGAGGTGCTGCACCTCGATCGCGCGCCGAAGGATTCCACAGGCACCCCGGCTGCTGCCAAGGCGCCCGCCGCCGCTCCGAAGCGCGAGAAGCGCGACGCCAACGGCGACACGCCCGAAATGGCGCAGCTGCGCGGCCAGTTCGACGCCTCCTACGCAAAGCAGGCGAAAGAGCTGGAGGCCGCCAAGGTCGCCCTCGAGGAAGCCAAGGCCGAAGGCGTCAAGGCAGGGCGGATCGCCATGCTCGAAGAGATCAAGGCGCGCAACGCTGTGTTCGACGCCGCCGAGGTCGCCGCCGACGCCGTGGTGAAGGCCAAGCAGGATCACGATGCCGAGCCCGACGCCGAAAAGCGCAAGGCACTGCAGCTGGCACTCGATGCCGCGATCGAGGCCCATCTCGTCGCCGACAAGGCGGTCGAGGACCTGCCCGAGATCGAGGCCTGACATGCCCAAGCTGATCGACAACGGCTCGGCGACCGGCGCACCCGTCGCCGTCGCCCCCGGCCGCTACTGCTATGAGGTCGATGGCACCTTCAACGGTGCCACGGTGACACTCAAGAAGCTTGGCCCGGACGGCACGAACTACATCAGCGTCGGCGCCGACGCGGCGTTGACGGCTGAGGGTGCGGTGCAGGTCGACCTTCCCGCCTGCACGGTCCGGGCTGAGGTCACCGGCGGTCCGCCGTCGGCCATTCACGCCGCGCTGGAGCGGATCGGGCTGTGACCCTCGTCAAGCCGCTGGCCCGCAGCCTGGTGAAGCCGCTTCCCCGCTCCCTCATTGAGGGCGTGGGGGACATCATCACGTCCATCTTCGCTGATGGTACGGATGGGTTCTACTTCGACTTCAGCAAGACGGATCGGCTGTTTCAGCAATGGCAAGCGGAAGCGGACGTGCCACCTGCGAACGATCCTGGGGAGAGCATCGGCACCGCTCTTGAGAGCAGCGGCTGGGGCGGGCTGGAGGTATCTGCGCTAGTCGCAGCCGCAGCAGAGCTTAAAGCAAACGGCGCTGTGAGTCTTATCGGGTCGGCGACAGCGGCGACTTACGCCACATCTACCGGCGTTGGCACCGCCACTAACGTGGACGTGTCAAACCAGTCCTTTGTTAACCTGCCCGTTACGGCTGGCCGTGGCTACTATCTCGACATCACAGCGACTGACACGATCCTTATCCGCGATGGCGGGCCGGGGGCCTCGTGGCTGAAATACGTTTCTGCGGGTGCTCGGGTGCAATTGTACATATTCGGCTCCTCCTCCCAGATGACGATCGCGTCATGGGCAGTAGGCACTGCCGCGTTTACCGTCCACTCAATAAAACTCATCCCCGGGAATCACGGCCGGCAAGCTACTGCCTCAGCCCTACCCAAGTGGCAGACAGGCGGCCTCGCTCGGTTTGACGGGTTGGATGACAACCTGCTGACGACCAAGATCGCCGCATCGACGGGCTTTCTGATGCTGCGTTTCAAGCCAACTTCCGGCGCGGCAATCCAGGTCGCAGTGGGCGCGGTAGGGGCAGGCGGAACGGACCGGATATATCTCGGTGTTGACGCATCCAATCAGGCAACTTGCCGCATTGGCAATGG